AAATCAGATGCTGTGTAGGTATAGATAGGTTCTGTTGGAGGGGTAGGTCTAGCTACTGGTCTAGGTGTATCTTTTGTAGCTTGATATACATTTACTCCTGCAGGGGTAGTTTCAACTTTTTTACCACGTAATATCTCACCTATATCTCTACGTTTTTTCCTTTTATAACTTCTAGAGACAGGATCAAACTCCATACCTTCAGAAGAAACATCTTGCATAAGTTTATTAAACTCATCATCATCTTTAAATATTGGCTCTCCATTTACATCTACTGACTCTCTATCTAAGGCTATATCTATATTGTTTCTAACAATATCTTTTGCTAATGCATCCCCATTAATAAGTTCTTTAGGTAGATAACTTAAATTAGTATCTTTTATAAATTTTTGATATTCAGCTTTTAGTTTAGCTATTTCTGTTGGATCACCACCATTTTCTTCTAAAATAATAATGTTAGCAGCAGCTTGAGCAGCATTAGAACCATTTATAAATGCACCTATTACACCACCAACAGGAGCTTTTTTAAGTGTATCAGATGTTTGTTGAGCTAAATTATTAGTTGAAAAATCACCAGTATAATCAAACTTGTCCATCCAAGCATTTCCATCCGATGTTACTTTATCACCGCCACCATTTCCACCACCTTTTACAACTGGCTCACCTGCTACAGGCATTTCAGTTGTGTACCCTTCAGAAATAAGTTGATCGTACCTAGCTTGATCTGTTGGTAAGGTTAGAGTAACTATTTCACCATTAGGTCCGTAAAGAGTTACAGTAGTTAGTATTGAAGTATCTGTACCTGCAGTTCCTGTAATTGCTGTGTCAATAGCTTTAGTTGTAGCTACTTGAGTTCCAGCTGGACCTAATGCTGTCTGACCAGTTTTTTCTGAGGGAAAAATTGTAGAGCCTAATGGAAAGCCTACAAAACCCCTGTTTACAGCTTGTTGACCTGTATCAAGAAAACTTTGCTCAAGCCCACCAGGTGCATAACCTTTTACTTCACCACCGTCAGCCATCATTACTGGATTACCCTGAGCTTTAGCAGGTGGTTGTTCAAGAAGTTCTTGTTGTGTTTTTAAAGCATTTATAGAACCACCCTCAAACATGCCCATCATCTCTTGTATAGCTTGCATTTCTTCTGGGGATAATTCTTCGTCATTCATTGGGCCACCTGCAGGAACAGGCTCACCACCTATTCTACCATTCATTTCCATATCTTGCAAGCCTATTTTTGCTCTTTCTCGTAAATCTTCAAAAAACTTTACACCGTAATAACGAACAACATCAGCAGGAACTACATATTCACCTTCTGATAACTGTGCAGGAATATCATCTCGTACTTCCTTAGCCATAGAACCTGACGGAACTTCATTACCTGATACTGGATCTTTTTCCATACCATCATCTTTTAATCCACCTTCATCCATCATGAAAGCCATCTTCATTTGTTCGTTCATTACTGTGCCTCCTTTGGCAAACCCTAATTTTTTACGTAACCTACCCATAAAACTTAAATGACTATAGGGAGTAGCTCTAGGCGGTTCTACTTCTTTTAATATATCTTCGGCTGCTTGTACTAAATAACCCAAACCTCCGTACTGTGGATTTTTTTTACCGTAAACTCCTGGCCCCTCACTTTGAAATTTTTCTATGTCTTTTACCGTGTTACTATCTAAAAACTTTTCTTTATCCCCTCTACCCATATTTTGTCTATTAGGGTAGTTCCAAGTATCATCTACAAAGTCAAAATACTCTGTAAAAAACTCATTACTTCCAGGACTTCTTTCTATTTGTTTAAGAGTTGATAAAGCTTGTCGACCGTACTTCTTGCGAAACTCTTCATCACCTATTTGATCCTTATATTCAATAAGCCTATTAAAACCTCTGTGAGTCATCTCATGCGCCCAAACTCTAGGGCTTGCTACATCTGTATCTACAAAAATATCATCTGGAAGGGTTTCGTCAGCTCTATTTCTAGGGATAGCCATACTTCCTGATTCAATAGTTGCTTTTGTTTGAGCTGGAGTATTTTCAGAATAAAAATAAGTTGCATTATCAAATATTTCAGGGACTGCATTATAGTAGTACAGTAACTCTTCTTTTAACTCTTTATCATTAGATGTTTGCAAACCATTACTGGCTTTTGTTTTTAAGGTAGGTGTAGACATAACATAATCTACATAACCTTCTACGTCATTAAAGTCTGCTACTTTATCTGTACTTTTTAAGTTTTTAAACCCTAACCTAGCAATAGGATTTTTTATTAATTCTTGATCTAAACTCCACCTAAATTCTAAATCACCAAATTCTTTAGCACGATCTCTAGGTCTTTTTTCTATAGTCTTTGGACGTATGGATTCTGTGACAGCACCACTTTTTCTTTTAACATTTCCTACAGGAACGTCATCTGGTCTTAGTTTAGGTTTAACTGCCATTAATATCATCCCTAAGTCTTAGCATTGATCTGAGCATACGTATCTCACCTTGAGCACGATATACTTCTTCTATATCATTAAGTTGCTCAAGTCGTCTATGAACCTTATCTATTCTACTTTGTATCTCTTCCAGAAAAGGATTATACAACTCTGGATTGTTAATAAAAGGTTTTAAAGTGTTATTCACGATTAGTTTCATTGTACCTGTTGTTGACCGGTGTTACCTGAGAAGCCCTGTTCTCCTGGCTGAGGGGCTGTTCCAGTTCCTATAGTACCACCCCCACTACCTTGGGTATCCTGCACCTGTACCCCTGCAGGTGCTCCCTGTGGGCTTCCTGGCTGTGGAGTACCTGGTGGTGGAGCTGGTGGTGGGTTTTCAGCTTGGAATTGTTTTAGTATTTCAGCTTGGACCGCAGCTTGTGCCATATTGTTGCCAACTTTATCTGGATCAAGATCCATTGACTTAGCAATTTCACGTACAATGTAATCCATACGTGCAAATGGAGCAAGCGCAGGGTTTGATACGACTTGCATAAATTGCATGAGGCGTTGGCTACGTACTTCATTAGCCATAAGACTTTCTGTACCACGAGCTTTTATCTCCAAATCACCTTTAATATCTGTATCAAAGTCAAACTGCATGTTAAAACCAAAAAAGGCTTTACCTAAAGGAGCTAATAAATAGTCATCTATGTTTTTAACTACATTCCGTATACTGCCGTTGGCAGCAGACATGAGCATGGAAATACCAGAAGCAGTACGGCCCACACCCGATACGCCTGTTTGACCATGTGCGAAAGATGGAAAGCCAGTTGATTCATCTGCTAATACCCTTGCCTTATCGAACATCTGCATGTTCTCGTTACTTACGTTAGGAAACTTAGTTCCAAAGATGGCTTGACCAGGCGCCCCTCCCTGTCTCCTAAACACTTTTCCTGGATACACGGAGAGGTCTTGCCCTGGGACGAGATTAGTCTCGTCTACCTCAATCAGTAGATTACCAGACAAAGCTGCATTATCTACTGCCATTCGCATAAAGCCATTCATTAGTGTTTGAGTATCATCCATATTCTCAGCAATACCTACGCCAAAAATACTATACGGATTCATCTCATAAGGAGCTGCAAAGTAAGGGATATAGGCTGGAGTAAATGGGTTCATTACAAGACGTAACACTTGCCCATTACAAATCCAGATATTTACACTTAGCTGATCTGCATCTTCTAGATCTTTAGGGATGTCTACCCCTTGATCTTCTATTACTTCTTTGTCCACAAAACCCCAGAACTCTAGAACTTCAAAACGATCAGCTCTATCTTCTTCGGAGTTATCTTCCATGATGTGTTCCCACCACTGTTTGCGATAGCTTTCACCAAGTCGTAAAGCATTGTCTACAGCATTCTCACGGAAATATGGACGGTTCTTTAAACCACGTACTTGAGAACGTGACATCTTGTGCCGTTCTACAACGTACTCTGCTTCTTCCATTGTAGCTGCATCTGGATCTGGATAAAAGTTCCAGATAGATACAGACGTAGTTTGTGGTATTGTTTTAAACATGGGAGAATAGTTACCCTCATCATCCCAGTTTGGATATTCTTTATCTATAGCAAATGGGCCTTTCATAACCCCTGTACCAAAAAGTGCTGTTTCAAAAGCAGCAGCACGTAAATGTTTCTTTGCATGAGATTCTTCTAGTTGGTCATGTATTTTCTTTTCCATCTTCTTTGCTGAGACTTCAGCAGGATATAGTTGAGCAGAAGTTGGAGTTTTACCTGGAGTAGGTTTTACATCTTCAATAACAGGTTCTAATACACCAGATAAAGCGCCAAGTCTTTCTTTAAACTCTGGTAATGTTTCACCTGGAAGTAACTCAGCCATTTCTGAGTTGACTGCTTTTTTTACTTCAGGGTTAGTCTCAAAGCTAACTGTGTCTTCTACACCATCTGGTAAGGTTGTAGGATCAATACTTATTGGAAATCTATTACCACCAAATAATACTTCTGCTATTTGACCATAAGCTGCAAGAACTTTTGTTTTAGTTACTTTTACAAATACCCTAGATTTTTCTGTAGAAGTAAACTGTACATCAGGTCCATATAAACCACGATAGTTTCTGTAAGCTTGAATCCAACGTTCTTCATCTAGTTGTCTAGCTGTATCAGCTTTACTATACTTATCCTTAACAAATTGGACAATTTGACCTGTAAGTGGATCTGAATAATCTTCTTCAGTAACATCTTCTACTGAGGAAGTATTTTCTGTATCCATAATCATTTCTTCAAAATCTTCTTCTGCCATTTTATTTCCTTAGTATCCAAATGTGGGATCTGATGCTTGAAAACCTGTACGTTGTGATGCAGGATCAAAATCAAATATGTTACTACGTGGTCTAGTCATTATACCATACCTTAAGGCATCATACAAGTGGTCTTCTGCGTGAGTGTCAACATCCTCTGGATTTTTCTTATCTAGAGGAATAGAGGGTAACTGAGATATAAGATTAGTGCAATTAGAAAAAAACACAAGTTTAGGTTCTTCCGTAAATTCATCTACCTGCAATCGTCTATGCAGTTCATTCTTACCTGCTATACGAGAGCCTTTTGATCTGTCTGAAGGTCTCCAACGACAACCTTTTAAAATCATTTGTTCTGCTAGGCTTGGACCAGTATCTCCACGTTTATGCCAAAGAGATGAGTCGAGAACTCCATAACGTATATTCTCTCCTGACTCATTTTCTATCTCTAGTATCATATCAGCTAGGTCAGTAGCTGTGACCTTTGATACATACAGTTCTCTGTATACTACTAGTTGTTCAGATCCTGGGACCATAGTAAACCAAAGAATACCAGTGTATGAACCATAACCATAATCACAAGCTCTAAAGTGAACCCAGTTAGAAGGTATCTCATAAGGCTCTACTACGTGTATGTTCCTATTGAACTCAGGAAAAGCTGCACCTTCGTTTATATCCCAATCACCTTCGAGCAGTTGTCTACGTTGATGTTCAGGTAACGACAGAAGATTAGCTTCGTATAAACCATCGTCCGATAGATAAGGGTTGTCGAAAAGGGTGGCTGGAATAAACTTACGTTTGAACAGAGGCTCACCCTCTCGACTGTGACCTTTAGGCCACTGTATCACTTCTCCATTTTCATCAGTAGCATGGAACGAGTTATTAGGTACTTGAGGATCAATAAACGTTCTTTTTACCCACTGATGTCCAGGACCGCCAGGGTTGCTAGTCGCTCTCATATACAGTGGCAAACCTGAAGCCCTTGTTGTACGGAGACGTGATCTCATATAATTCCATGCGTAAGGTGAAGGCCATTGTGTAAGTTCATCAAAGCCAATCCAGTTAAAGGCTTGACCTTGGTATCTCATAACGTCATCCTCTCTGTCGAGGTAGGACATCCACAATGTAGCACCTGATGGAGCTACCCAAGTTTTATCTCTTTCCATAAACTTTATTCCAGGTATAGCTTTGGGATAAAGTTGTTTACTTACTGATATAAGTTCTCTAAGCTCTTCTGTACTCCTACGAACAAGTAGCATTCGTGCATTTGGATTCCCCAAGTACCGCACTGGGTCTGCAACCATTGCATAAGACTTACCACCACCTGCTGCTCCTCCATAAAGAACTTCTTGTTCTGTTGCTGCTAAAAAACTAGTCTGAGGTCCAGGGTTAGGCTCAAAGATAACTTCTCTAGCTTTTTCGAAGTCTATTTCTTCAGGCTTCGGTTGGGCTGGAACTAACTCTTTCTCTGTAACCGAGTCTTTGGGTTTCAAGCTTTTCCGCTTTTTGTAACGCTTCTTTGTACCTTTTGGCGAGGTAACGTTGAGTTGAAGCTTCGTTCTTACGTTGTTGCTCAATTTTTACCCTTTTGTATAAACCTACGTGAGAGATATATCTTTCAGACTGAGTACTAAGCCAAGCTGCTACTTCTCTGTAACTGTATTGCTTTATAAACTTCTTAGCCTTTTCAAACAACTCTAACTCTTTTGGAATTGGTAGTAGTATATCACAATCGTCAGGGTCTTGTCTATACCCAAATGGTACATGAGTTCCAACTCTTACAACAGGTTGCCACTCATATTCACCATCTACCGCTACAGGTTTGGGTAATTTCCAAGTTCTATTAGTCTTCATCAGCTTTCTGTGGCAATATAAATAATGGATTAGCTGCAGATACTTCTACTTTTTCTGTTTTAATAAAACCACTACGATCTAAAACATCTTTTGCAGCTGTCATCTTTTCTTTATTACCTAAGTCTGTAGGATTGTTCATAACCTCAAACATTGAGTATGCAGCTTTTACAGCTGATGAACTAATAAACTTCTTAGTTAGATCTGCAATCTCTTCTGCTAAAGACTCTGCAATAGCTTTTGTAGCTACCCCATCTGCATAACCTGCAAGTTTTCTAGCTGTAACTAGATTACCTCCAGCTTCTTCAAACAGTACGTCTAAGAACTTCTGTTGTTTTTCTGTTAAGTTTCTTGCCATTATGCCACCATATAAATTATAAAACCTAAAGTACCTGCACCTACTAAAAGAATAACACCTGATAT